TATTCTTGGAGACACTACAAAAGCAAGACAAAAAGTAAAATCATTTGCAATAGCGAATGAAAAAGAATATTTAACAAAGGATGGTATATTAAATAAGTTTATTTCTGTAATAGACTTTTGTGCTACCCATACACCTTTCCCTAGAGTTAGAACTCTAAAAGATTCTCTTAATGACATGCATTGGAGAATGGGACGGAAAGATAACACCAAAGGAACTGAAGTAGGTATACTTAATGAGGTTCTTGGAGTTACATTAAAGAATGATCCGCAAAAAGCCCGTGGTAAAAGGGGAGCTTTAGTATTGTGGGAGGAAGCAGGAAAGTTTGATGACTTCTTAACAGCCTGGGGAATTGCTAGGCCATCAGTAGAGGAATCTGGATTTGCATTTGGATTCATGATGGCAGGTGGTACAGGTGGTGTTAAAGGTGCAGCATTCGAAGGACTAGAAGAAATATTTTATAACTCTGCTGGTCACAACATATATTCTATTCCCAATGTATTTGACAAAAATACTAATGGCAAAGGGCAATGTGCCTTTTTCTTTGGTACATATCTTAATTACAAAGGTAAGTTTGATGAGAATGGTAATAGTGACGTAATAGGAGCTATGATCCAGATCAACAAAGAAAGATCTAAAGTTAAATACGGATCAAGTGATGTTAACGCAATAGTACAAAAGAAAGCAGAGGAACCAATAACTCCTCAAGAAGCTATCATGCGTACAGAAGGTACAGCATTCCCAGTAGCAGACTTAAGAGACTATCTAGAGGATATAATGCCTCAGATAAATGAATTTACTGATAGTCACTACGTAGGTCACTTAACTTACGGAGATAAAGGTATGCTTAAATGGAATACTGACTTATCCCTTACTCCAATCAGAACATTCCCTTACACAGTAAAAGGAGGTAACAATTCTGATGGAGCTATTGAGTTATTTGAGATGCCACAAAAAGATAGAGATGGTAATGTCTTTGCTGGAAGGTATATAGCTGGTATTGACCCTATTGATAATGATTATACTGTAGGAGGATCTCTTGCTAGTATATTTGTGTTTGATTTATGGACAGATAAGATAGTAGCTGAGTATACAGGTAGGCCCGTGATGGCTGATGACTTTTATGAGACATGCCTTAGGCTAACATCTTATTACAATGCAGAAGCAAACTACGAGAATAACCTTAAAGGTTTATTTTCTTACTTTTCTAATCATAATGCATTATACTTGTTAGCTGATAGCCCTGAGATACTAAGAGATATGGAGATAGTTAAGACTGCTCTATATGGTAACAGATCTAAAGGAACTAGAACAACCAAAGAAGTTATTAAGCTTGGTAAAACATTACAACGTCAATGGATGATGTCTAATTATGAATTAGAGGTCTATGACGAAGATACTGGAGAAGAGATTTATACTCAGACGCAGAATCTTAGAAGAATAAGAAGTATTGGTTATATAAAAGAATGTATAGCTTGGAATCCTGACATTAACACGGATAGGGTTTCTGCTATGGACATGGTAATGATACTTAGAGAAGATAGAGCTAAATACATAGATAAATATGATGCAGAGCAAAATAAGCCAGCTAATGATATAATGGGTGATGAATTCATAGACAGAAACTGGTTAAAAGCAATTGGAGGAGCTTCAAATAACAATGCTTGGAACATATAATAGCTATAATAAAAAAACAAATATATAATAATAAATAATTAATTTTACAAAAAATAATAATATGTCATCAAATAAAACATTTCCTAGACAGAAATTATCATTTAAAAAGAAAGGTAAGGCTTGGAGGAAAGATCATTTAGATTGGGCTGACAAGAATAGCTTCTTAGGTAGCGAATCTGTTAGAAAAAGATTAAGAGATAAGGTTATAAATCAAGACCTATATGATGGTAAGCTAGATATGAGAGATCTTAAGATGATCCTTAATCCAGGTGAACTAGAACAACATTTAATTCCTAATGCTATACAGCATTACCCAATAATTACTCCTAGAGTAAATGTTTTGGTAGGGGAAGAAAAGAGACGTAAGTTTGACTGGTCTGTTTCTATTACCAACCCAGACACATTATCTAAAATAAAGCAGGACAAGAAAAAAATGTTAGATGCTAAGATAATGGAGCTTATAGACAATGAGCAATTGTCTGAAGAGGAAGCTGAAAAAGAATTAGCTAACTTTGCTAATTATGTTAACATGGATTACCAGGACATAAGAGAAAAGAGAGCTAACCTATTATTAAGACACTATATAGGTTCTCTTGATATGAAAGTTAAATTTCAAGCAGGATTTAAAGATGCTTTATTAAATGCTGAAGAAATCTATATGTTTGATATAGTGAACTCAGAAGTTACATTTGAAAAGCTTAATCCGCATAAAGTATTTACTTTAAGATCAGGTAGTTCTAATAAAATAGAAGATGCTGATGTAATTGTTATAGATGATTATTGGAGTCCAGGAAAAATACTTGATCATTATTATGAAGATCTTACTGGCAAAGAAGTTGATGAACTAGAAGGAACCTCAAGTACTTCAAGCAATGTTGATTCTGACGGATCAAGCATGCAAGTAGATGATATACAAGGAATGAAAATTCTTGGAGAAGGTCAGATAAATGCATTCTTAGAAGGCAGTGGGGTATACTGGAATGGTACAAAAGGAAAAGGTCAATATACTGACGCTGATGGTAACATTAGAGTATTAAGAATGTTATGGAGATCTAAAAAATGTATATACAAAGTTACATACTTTGATGACATGGGTAAAGAACAAGTTAAGTACAGGTCAGAAGAATACATATTAGATGAGGAAATGGGAGAAACTTACGAAAAGTTTTGGGTTACTCAATGGTGGAAAGGCGCTAAGATAGGTCAAGACATATATGTACAGATCAAACCTAGAGAAATACAATACAATAAATTTAACCAGCCAAGCTTTAACTCTTGTGGTATAGTTGGGCAGGTATACAATACAAATGACGGTAGAGCTGTATCATTAGTAGATAGAGCAAAACCTTTCCAGTATCTTTACGATATATCATGGTATAGAGTAAATGAGGCATTAAGCAAATATTTAGGATCTATTGTAGAGCTAGATATAGCTAAGATACCTAAAGACTGGTCAATTACAAAATGGTTATACTTTGCACGTAAGTCTGGTATATCTGTTGTAGATAGCTTTAAAGAAGGTCAAAAAGGAATGGCTAAAGGTAAACTAGCTGGATCAGTAGGTAATACAACCGGTAAAATACTTGAGCAAAGAGTTGGTGATTTTATCCAAACCCATATACAAATGATGGACTTTGCAAAAGCTCAGATGGATGAGGTTACTGGTGTATCAAGACAAAGATTAGGTCAGACTGAAAACAGAGAAACTGTAGGAGGTATAGAAAGAGCTGTTAGCCAATCTAACCACATTACTGAAGAATTGTTTACATTGCATGATTATTGTAAGAAAAGATGTTTCCAAATACTTATAGAAACTGCTAAGATAGCTTTAAAAGGAAACACAATGAAGTTTAACTATGTAGCAGATGATATGACTCGTCAGCTAATGGAAATTGACGGTGATCAGTTTGCTGAAGAAGAGTATGGTATACAAGTTACTAATGAAGATGCTATCAATCAGATGCAACAAAAGCTTGACGGTATGGTTCAAATGGGTCTACAAAATCAAATGCTTTCTTTCTCTACAGCTATGAAGATATATAACTCTCCAAGTTTAAGAGAAGTTCAGAGAATGATTGAAAAAGATGAGTCTGCCATGAAAGAAAGTCAGGCTAAACAATCTGAGGAACAAAGTAAGCAAGCTCAAGCTCAAATGGAACAACAAGCTATACAAGCAGAACAAGCTGCTAACTTAGACTTACAGAAGTTTAACAGAGAAGATGAGACTAAGCGTTACATAGCAGAGCTTAATGCTGAGACTGTTAGAATTGGACAACAACAAGAAGATGCAGGACTTGAGCCTGTGGATGATGAGTCTGCTGACATAGCTAAGTTTGAGAAAGAACTAGGCTTTAAGACTAGGGCTTTAGATCAGGACATGGCTAAGCATAACGACTTAATGGCTAGAAAAGATAAAGAAATAGCTATAAAGAGCAAGCAGGCAAATAAAGCCTCAACTTCTAATAAGTAAAATTATAAAAGGCGGCTGCTGCAATAGCAACTGCCTTTTTTTTTGTTAATAAAAAATATAATAAAAAAATGAAACAAACACAAAACCAATATTTTGGTCTAAAATCCCAAATGCCTGGAAGATTACCTGCGGGATCTACTTATCTTTGCG